AACCAAGGTTAAGGGTGATAAAACAACACATCACGGTATAGATAATAAGACCGAGCCGAATAGAACCCCTCTAAAAGAATGGGAAATTATCCAGAGGCTGGGTAAGCATTGGGTGTTAGTAGAGGAAAGAGATGTAGATGGTAATCCAACTAAAGTAAATAGTGGATTAGATGAACATGGCAATAAGAAACAAAGAGCATCATTGGAAGAAGTAGTAATAACATTTGCTCTTAATGGAAATCAAAGAGTATTGATCGGATACAACCCTCAGAGAAATATAGATTCAAATGGTAATACGTACCGCCCTATCGTCAGAGGATTATGTTATATTCATCCTGCTAAAGATGACGGCATGGGTGATGGTAAGTGCTTAAAAGAACTCCAGATAGGTATTAATGATACTATCAATATGGAGAATGATAGGACTAAACTATCCACCATACCTGTGATGCAGGGTAATGAACATGATATAACTGACAATGAATCATTAGTATGGGAACCTGGGGCTTTCTGGCAAACAGAGAGTGGTCAGGTACTAACTGAGGTACAGGTATCTGGTGATGTTAATGCAGCACTTAATCAGGTTAGTTTGTACAGAGGTGCTATGCAACAGGCATCTGGCATATCATCTGAGACACAATCTCAATTAGCAGCACCTACTACAACAGCTACAGCAACCGCTAACCAAGCAGCACGTAGTGATAACAGGGCTAGCTACAGAACACTAACCATGGAGAACACAGGTTTATGTGAAGTATACTGGATTATCACACAAATGTCTGCTAGACATATGAAGCAGGACACAGCACTTAAGATGTTAGGAGAGCGAAATGTACAGTTTTTTAATCCAACACTAGACTTTACATACAAACCAATATCTGCATCTGCCGATACTGATTCATCTAAACAGGCTAAGATACAGAACTGGGTAACAATATTAGGATATATAATCAATGATCCTGAGCGTAGACCAGCAGTTGACTTTGTACTCAATGAACTAGCAGGGCTTATGGGTAAAGAATATGAAACCTTTGGTGGTAAATTCTTAGCAGACACATCTGCACCACCATTACCTGGAACAGGAGGACAACAAGCACAGGGCTTGAGCGTACCAACTACTAATCAATCTGGCTTACCACAAGGTCAGCAAGAGCAACAGGTAAGGGAGGCAGCTAATGCGTGATATGCGTGATCCATACGCTAAGAATTCAAAAGAAAAGATAGAAGCAACCACGTTGAGAGGATTATCAGAGACCACAGAGTTTATGGTAGCACTCAACTCAGAAGTGGGTAGGTTATTGTTTGATGATCTGTTATTGATGCTAGATCAAAAGTTTAAACTCATCTATGAAGAGGAGGCCACTGAGCAAGACAAGGCTGATTTTAGAGCATTGAAGTTTATAGGAAATAGGTGGAACGAACTCATTCAGAAGCATGGGCATAATACTGAGGTTTACCAAGCAATACAGACAGAGAAGAATAAGGAAATGTTAAAGTAATTTTTATTTAAGGAGAAGTAAGATGACAGAAGAGAATCTTGAAGGACTTGCCGATGAAGGTAACGAACCCTCAACTGATACTGATGCCAATGAGCAAGCTGAGCATATGAAGAATATCTTGGATGGTAATAGTAAGTTGGGTAGAGAGGTTAAGGCACTTAAAGAGGCGTTTGCAGAACAGAATGAAGCATTACTAGATAGGATATCTGAGCTTTCTAATAGGCCAGCAGAACCAACTTCGAATGATAACTATGATTATAATGATTATGGTAATACGGATGAAGATGAAATAACTAGAATCAAAAGGATAGCCAAGGAAGAGGCTAGGCAAGAAAGAGAAGCACATGATTATAGTATCAAACAGATAAGGGATAAGTATATTGATACTTATACTAAACAGACTAAAGCACAAGCCGAGGGGGAAGACCCAGAAGTATACAAAGCCATATTAGATGAAATGGAAAATCTTCCAGGTTACTCAGACGATGGCGGTGCTGATGCTAGAATCAATTATCAAATAGCAGAACGAAACTATTACAAGCGCATGTACAAAACACCACAAGGTGGTCAGGACTCTGCCTTCCAAGGTAGGGAGCCAGCAGGAAAACCAGGTGGAGCTACTAGTGTTGCAGCTAAAGAAAAGATTACAGCAGATTATAACGAAGCAATGCAAGACCAAGCAGTGTTGGACTACATGAGAATCAGGGGTAAAGACTCTGACTTTGTTAAGAAGGCAATGGAAAATAAAACCCCAATGCAAGGAAAGATGAAGATATAAATGGCAAGATTTAGAAGGCGACAAGCAGCAGCACGAAAACCAAGACGACCCAGAGATAGTAGGACTGTTATAGTGGGGGACGAGACAGACCAAGACAATGGGATCTTGTATCACTGCTGGTGGTGTGGCTTTACATGTAATGATAGCAGGGATATTGAAGGCGGAGATGATACTCCCAACCAAATATCTTATCAAGACTTTACCATGCCAGCATTAGGAGGGGAGCCAGGTGTTTATGGACTCACGTTAGGACAAGATGGGTCTAGTGAATACCGAGGGGGCGGATTGCCTTCTACTAATTTAATGCTGAGCGGTATCAACTTGACAGATAAAATTCCTCTTATCAGGATAGGTTCTGATGGAGAACCACAAACAGTAGTACATAATTTTACGGCAACACCAAGTGGTGGATGCCCCTTTTGTGGTAGTAAAAACTACAAAGGTAATTATTAATTTACATCCTAGATAAACTAGAAGCAACGTACAGCGATAGGATTTGAGGAGAAGAAAATGGCAGAAGTAGTAGATATAAAACAAGAGCATGTAACATGGGCTCCTGTTAATAACACAGATGTAATTAGTTCATGGCAAGTTGTCCAGTGTGGTAACGATGCAGCAGGTGTTGGTGATGGTGTATATAATATTACAGCAGCAGCAGGTGCAGCAGATACCACAGGCAAAGCAGTGCCGTTTGGTGTAGTCCTTGGTAACAATGATTTCTCCCAAACACTTAACTCAGGCAGTGCAATAGACACAGGTACAGGCTCTACTAACATTACAGGTGTTGTTACTCAGGCTACCCAAACTGCAAGGGAATGGTTTGGACAAGAAGGTATGTTTAATAAAGGTGATGGTCAGGCGTTTGTACAAGTTGCATTGCTTGATGCTACCGTTAAAGTTAGATGGCCTTTATATAATGGTGCATGGGGTACTGCTCCGACAGTAGAAACTAGTACTACAACTAGTACGGATGGTCTAGGTTTTACAACCGCAGCTATAGATTTTACTCCTGTTGCAGATTATCAGACTTTCTATTGCAGAACAGGTGCAAATGCTGGTCACTATAGAATTAGTGAAACTACTAGCACTACCGTTCATACATTCCAAGTTCCTTGGACTTATGACGTAGCTATAGGTGATACATTTGTAGTTGTACCTGTAAGATTTGGTTATACAAGGTTCCAGACAGATGCATTAGCTAGTTATATTGATGTATCTGCCACACCAGCAACAGATTACTATAATGGTGTCTGTACTTATATGGATTTGAGTAGACCTGGACAGGAATATGTTGATATCAAATTCGCAGCAGAACATTTTAATGCAACAAGAGCATAATATTTAACAAGGAGAATTGAACGATGGCTAATCCATTAACGTCCCCCCCATTTGTGAAAATGTTGCAGGAGGACATTAGGGAAGTAGAGAATGATGCTCGTAAGTATCAGAATCTTACTTCACAGAAAGAACAGATATTTGGTGTAATCACTGATTCTAGCCGTGCGTGGGAAGAGTGGACATCTGTATCGGCTCTTGGCGACATACCAGCATTCAATGGTAGGTTGACTACTTTAGGTATCACACCTGGATATTCAACTAAGATTGAACCAAAGGAATATGCTGCTAAGACCATGGCAACAAGGAAACTGTTTGACGATCTACAGTATGATATACTGATGGATTTGGTTAAACAGCTAGTAACTTCGGCTCATAGAGTTCGTGATAAAAATGCAGTAGCGATATTTGGTAATGCTACATCCACAGCATTTGACTTCATGCCTTCTCAGGAAGAGGGAGTTGCGCTTGCTTCTAACAGTCACACAACTAAAGTTCCTGGCGTAAGTACTACAAGTGGTTTTGATAACTTGGGTACATCAGCCTTCAATGCTGTGTCTGTTGCTGCAACTAGGATTCTTATGAGGAAATTTAAACAGGCTAATGGCGAGAGGATTGATGTAGGTGATTCTTTTGCGTTGCTTGTACCTGATGACCTTGACTTCAAGGCTAAGGAAATCATAAGAACTGTACAAGAAGTAGACTCTGCGAATAACAACGCTAACATCCAGAAGGGTATGTATCAGATTATCAACTGGCTGAGGCTGAGTGATCACAGTACTACATCTTGGGGTATGTTGGACACATCCACTATGAAGAGCAACTTCAAATGGATACAGAGGGCTGATGCTGAAACATCTAACACTGTAGACTTTGATACGTTCGCATTGCAGAATAGTGTATATGAAAGACATGCTGGTGGCTTTATTGATTGGAGAAGTTACTTCCATAATAACGTTACTTAATTAATTTATATGTGTGGGTTCCTTCGGGAGCCCATACACTTTGTTTATGGGTAAGCGCGGGTTTGATTCCCGTGGGCGGTCTCTAGTATATTAGTTA